GGTATCCGTTGCCCCCACTACCACCCCCACCTACACAAAATATATCCGCAGTTGTAAATCCATATGGAATTGTGAAGCTTTGGGTTCCAGTTATAGTAACTAACGAAGGTCCTACGGTCGTATACACAGCATGCTTAACTGACGACGGGTCATATACTGGACTATATATATCTCCGAAACTAGTTCTCACATACTCGAAACAAGTAAAATAATATGTTGTATTTAAATTAGGTAAATCTATAAAAGCTTGTGACCAATTACCGGGAGCAGTACTACTACCTACTCCTGCATAACTTGCATCATAAGTAGGTGCATTCCAAGCTGGATAACCTCCCGCGCTAACTTTTATAATAACCCCACTAAACGGTTTTCCTGGAATGGGGTTAGGGACTTGCCATTTTACTAATACGCGCCGCCCAGAATACGGCGCAACACTAAAAGACAGTACACTGTTAACCGTCATTCGCCCTGTGCCAGGCTCGTCATTACTATCCGATGTGACCGCAGTCTCCCCAGCCAGCACATGGTCGAGTTTGGCTGTGCACTCATCACTTCCAGTTCCGCCTCCGCTCCCGCCTGTCATCAATATTTCTCCCATCTGTCTTTACACTCCTTTCAAGCCCACGGTTAGGTCAATCGTGGGTTTCTTATTGTAACATTTAAATGTTGCCTGGCCATCTGCCGTGTCCCCATCGTCAATCATCCCAAATGCCTTGTTATACGCTTTCACCTGTTCCGGCGTCGCCCCGTCTGCAATCACCTTTACCAGTATGGGGTTGTCCTCCGTTGTCAGCCCCTCTATCGGCACAGTCTGGGTATATGGGGCCGCAGTGCTCCACCCGGATGCTTGAAGTGTGACGGGTACAACATGGTTCAGGGCATTCACTGCCCTATTCGTAGCGTTAATGTCACTCGGACCAAATATGTCACCCTCCTGGCTGTACGCAGTCACATCCTGAATTTCTGATTTTCCTTCCCCATCCTGGATTATCTGATACTTTCGGTTGCCCTCAAACACATCTGCCTTGTAATTTGTCTTTAATGCCATTCTTACCTCCTGTTTCCTATTCCCCTCATGCCCAGCCTAAACGCCAGGCGCTGCTGTCCGCTCACCATGCTGTCATACATATCCCCCAAGTCCTTAAGTATCTGCTCAATGTCATTTGCCTGATAGATGCTGCTGTATGTGATTTTTACTGGGGTAGCTGGGGTACAGCCCTTGGTATAATAGGCAGCCCGCAGCGTTTTAATGTTGCCCAGCAGCCTGGACATCTCCGTATCCGTCCGGAAGTCCTCCATCCTCCACGCCTTGGTCTGTATGGTCACCCCCAGACGCCCCGCCAAAAGCGCACAGGCATCTTCCACACGGTTCAAGTCTGTATACGCTATATATGCCCTATCTGTGTCATTGGCCAGGTCATCCGCCGTCCTGTCCGTTATCAGCGTTTCCAATACCGTACTCATCTTACTGTCACCTCCGCCGTTACCTTACGCCGACTAAACTTAAAATCCAGCTTCGTGATATTGCCCGTCATTGTCCCCCGGAACCCGGTTGCCACATTTACCCGGTTCCCTAACTCCTGGTCGTTTATGGCAGCCCGGAAACTGATACTCTCATTGCTGCTGTAGTATCCATATACCCGATCAAGCACCGCCTGCGCATTTCCGGCTGTCACCAGTGTGGCCTCCTTGACTTCGGCAATGTTTTTATTCTGCGTAATCTTTGGGTTTTCTTTCAGCAACATGGCCGTGCTGTGGTTGTACTTAAGCCCGGTCAGTACCACTTCATTGCCCGTGCCGGTTATGCAGGCATAATTGTCTCCATGGTCCCCAAGATTTCCACCAGTAATAGACAGACCGTGATAAGGCTCTGAAAACTCTATCCTCGTAGTGCCATCCAGGACCCCCTTATACAGCTGCGCGGATTCTGTCCCCTGGGTATAACTGTGTACATACAGCCGGATGCCGGTTATGATATCACTGTGTTCCACACTTAATCCCAACCGGATATCTTTGGCCGTGAATTCGCTGGTGACCTCGGTCTGCTGTGGGTATATGTACATCTGCCGGTCATAACTGGTGTCCACCAGGGCGCCAATGGCAAAGGCCAGCTGCTGCAGTGCTGCACGTTTCGTACATATTGGCAGGTACCCACTCACCCGCGCATCTACATAAACATCATCTAAAAAGTATGTGATACCTTCTCCGGCCATAATACCGGCCAGGATGTCTGATACCAAAGCATTGTTGTACACTCCGCCCATGAACTGGTTGTTATCCAGGATTCCCACTGCGTCCTGCGTCTCCACCGAATACCGTTTCGCTCCCAGCTGCTTCCCATCCTTCAGATAAAAAATCCCCAGTATTGCCTCGTCAAAATACAGCGTCTGTTTCTGCCGCTTCTGAAATTCAAACGCATAATCAGACTTGCTTCGGATTGTATAGTCCATCGTATTGATGCTTACCTCTTCGGATATAGGGCTCAGCTCCATCAGGCAGCTGATATCCTCTATTTCATCATCCTTAAACACACGGATGAGTCCCCAGGTTATCCCTGTCAGGAATACGTTGCGGTACGGCTTGCTGGTCCTCAGGAAGGTAACGACCACCCGGTTATAATAATCCACTATGCCATAGCAGAAGTAGTCCGGACTGTCCGGGGAATAATCCCGATCTGATAACAGTTCATCCCCGCGATACCATTTAATATTGACCATACTACAGTAGTCCCCCGAATAATCGTTGAACCTCAGTGTTATCCCCATACTGGAATAAGTTTGACCGAATGTGAATGTGATTGAAGGCGGTTCTCCAAATGTTCCGCCTGCATCGGATATGCTGTCACTCACATATCCCATGTCAGCCAGCTCGTCCGGAGCATTGTTGTAGTTACCATCCATCCTCGCGTACCTGGGCAGACACATGGCATAATCCGGGAACTCTACCCCCGATTTTAGGTCCTGGAGGTCAACATAGTAATCATGGTCGCCCGAAGCCGCCGTATTGTCCTCTGCAGCCCCCAGGGCAATGTCATCGTAGACAATCTTAAGCCCACCCGCATCCGTCATCCTCTGGTTCTTCAGTACGGACAGCCACAGATACCGGTATGCCCGGCTGGTCTCAAGGTACGTGATGACCAGCTGATTAAACAGCGGCACCTTGGCCCGGCAGAAGTACTCCACCCCATCCGGTTCAAACTCCTGCTCCTGGACCAGTTCCGCATCCTTGTACCAGGAGATTTTAAGCCTGCTGGCATAATCCCCGGATACCCTGTTAAAAACCATGGACACGCCATTGCTGGTCTTAAGCCGGTCAAAGGTAATCGTGATGGATGGTGGCTTGTCAAACACACCGTCCGGGCCGCTCAGCGCCGTACTGATATAGCCGTTCTGGCTGTCTGGGATTGTATCCGGGGTATTTACATAGGTCCCATCCAACCTTGCATACCGCGGCAGGCAGTAGGCGTATGGCGGCATGTCCTGCTCAAAACTGGTCAGGTCGTCCACGGATGAGTATGGCTGCTGTCCATTGGTCTCTACCCTTATGTCCCACTTCATCGCTTTACCGCCTCCTTTGTGGTTCCATGGCTGTGAAGTTTAATGACAGCCCATCCATGCCCCAGATGTTCTTCCCGTTCCGGATCCGCAGCTTATCCTTCCCCTGGCTGACATAAGCCTGGAAGGTCAATGTCTCCTGCCCATACGGGAAGGTCATTTCATGGCTCGCGTAGTTTGGGTCGGATATGATGCTGTAAAACGCATCATAGGATGCCAGGTCATTCATCCTTGGGTAGATTTTCATTGTGTAGTTGTAGAAAGTCCCTATGATGTCCCGGTCCATGGAGTAATCCAGAGTTCGCCCGGACTGCTCCGTATCCGTGACCGCAAAGCTGCGCTCCAGTGAGTCCTTCTCCACTTCCACGTTGTAAGCCTTGCCGTCCATTAAAAATACATTATCCATATCAACCTCCTCCTACAATTACCAGGCTTACGCCCTTGCGGGCTGCCTCTTTGTCCAGTTCCGGTTTCAACACACGGGCTAATGCTGCCAGGTTCCCAGTCAAGTTCAAGACAATCTGTATCGGCCGGTTCCCTTCCGCCTGCAGACGGCTTATCATCTCGTCCATTTTAGCCACCAGGTAGCCCAGTGTCTCTTCCTGGCCGTATCCTGCCGTGTTCCTCATGCTTGTGGACATCTCACCTGCCCTTGGCGGCACAACGGTTCCGCTGGCCATTCTGGGCAGATAGGATGCTGCGTTCGGGATGTTGATACCGATAGGCAGCTTCACCTCCACACCGTCAAACACATCCATGACACCATCTAACCACTTCTGGACTGTGCTTCGGGATGATGCCGCCATAGCACTAATGCCGTTATTAAATCCGCGCACCACATACTCCGCAATGCCGTAAAACTCCTTGGACGGCGAGTTGATATCAAACTCTTCCTCGGCCTCTTCCATGGCTTCTCTCGCCCACCTTTTAATGGCATCCTTTGCCATGTAAGCAAAGTCAGAGATACCATTGGCGAATCCCTCATTGATCCTCTTCGCCATATTATAAAATGCGGCGTACATGCCGCCGGTCCCCTGCGTATCACTGTCACCCCAGAACCATTCCTTCACATTCTTTGCCCAGGTCTCCATGGGTGACCGGGTTTCAGTATGGCTGTCATCAATCTTGGCATTGAATGCCTGGATAATGAGTTCCGCAAATTTTGTCCAGGACAGCTCATTCACACCCTGCACCTCATCCACGCCTACAAACCACTTTCGGACATTCTCCGCCCAGGTTTCCATGACGCTCTGGGATTGTGTATAGTTTTTATTAACAGTATTGTTGAAGCCCCTCATGATGCTGGTGGCCCACTTCTTGGACTCCGCGGAATCCCCGGAGCTGATGCCGAACTTATTAGAGAACCAGCTGGCCACACCGGATGCCCAGGACTGGACGACGCTCTGGGAAGCGGCCTGCTCGTTTGTCACGCCCTGATTGAATCCGGCCACGGTGTTGGATCCGACGCCGGCCAGCACGGTTGACGGACTGTGGATACCCAGGAGGCTCTTGATACCGTTCACGAACGGGTCTGTAATGTTAGCCTTTATAAAACCAACTGGGTTAGAAAAGAATTCCTTCACGCCTTCGCAGAAACCTTCCCAGAGGTACTGTCCCATCCCTGCCATGACCGTTGACGGGCTGTGGATACCAAAGCCTGCCTTCAAGCCATTGATAAATGGATCCACCACGTTGGTCTTAATCCAGGAGACTACTCCCTTAGCGGCATCCACGATTCCCTTAAGCATCCCAGCCCAAACATCACCGCCGCATTCCTCTATCTTTCCATTAAAATAATCCTTTGCCGCCGCGAACCCGTCCGCTATCAGGGTCCCAATGAACTTAGCCAGAGCCCCAAAAGCAACGCCCAGCGCAGAGTACAACAGCGTGTAAATCTTCCCTGCAAGGCCAATCCAGTCCACAGCCTCGATACAGTCAACAATGCCCTGCACAAAGGATGCCCAGTCTGTCTCCTGCACCACGGTAATCAAAAAGTCCAGGATTCCAATTACGAATGTGCTCAATGCCTCGCCTGCATCAGCCCACCGGAATGTCTGGAAGAACGTGCTGATACTGGTTGCGATATGCTCACCCATTTCGACCCACGGGAAATCTTTTGCGAACTGCAGCATTGCGTCAAAAACTGCGTTAAGCCCAGCCGCAAACAGATACCCTAGCTGCTCCCATTCAATTTTATTCGCAATCCCCACGATACAGTCAGACAGGGCAGTCCCGATGGCCCCCCAGTCTGTGCCAATGATGAATCCTAACAGACCGGATATCTGCGCCTGGAAATATGCGCCAATGGTTGCGCCTACAAGTCCCCACTCTACCGTATTGACCATCCCCATAAGGCCTTGAGACAACGCATTGCCCAGTGCGAACCACTCAATTTGGGTAAGAAGAAGATACAACGTATGCGCTATGGTATTAATGCCAGTGCCGAACATGACGCCGATAGAATACCAGTCAATCTTGGCCACCAGACTGTTGAACAAGGTCGTGAACGCTGTTACAAAAGCTGTTATCTGCGCACCTATATTGTCCCAACTGATAAACTCTGTGAAGCTTTGTACTGCCTCGTTAATCTTCTGACCTATCAGCTGGCCTATCCCTTCCCAGTCCCCGGCTGTAAACATTTCTTTCAGCTTATTTGCAAAATCACTGATTCCCTTGTCTATACCGACAGTCTCAAACATATCAGATGGGCTGGCCCCTCCGCCACCGCCTCCGGATGCATCCGCACCTTGCTGCTGTATCTGTACCAGATCATCGAATGGAGCCAGGGCTTTCTTTGCCTCTTTGCCGGCTGCACTCGCAGCGCCTCCCGTCTTTTTCAGACTGGCGGCATAATCCTCGTTAGCCTTTTTGGCCCGCACGAATGTACTCCCGCCCCCCAGCGCGAAAAAGAACTGGTTGATATAGCCCACTGCCGTTGCCAGAAGGTTAATCAAAGTATTAAGTACCGGAGCCACATAGGACAGAATGGGCGCGAACGCCGCCGCAAAACTATTTTTAAGGTAGGTCATGTTGGTCATCAGACCAGACATAGACTGGTTTGCACGGTCCGAATACTGCACCAGGTTCTGCATACCTTCCTTCACGCCCTGTATGGCCGCCCTCATGGCCATACGGATGAGCATAAGCTTAAACATGTTGGATAGCTTCAGGATGCTCTTGCTGACGCTGTTTGAGGATTTCCCCAGTCCTTTCAAACTGGATACTGCCTGTTTGGCTTTATCGGCCAGTCCCTTTCCCAATGACTTCCCAAAATTTAAAACCGTCCTGGTAGCGGATGAGAATGCACTCTTTACAATCCCCGGTATCTTCGACAGCTCCCTTTTGGCTGCTACCGGTATCTGGCCGAATACCCGCGGTACGTTTTTAAATGCATTCAGGATTGACTCCTTAAGGCCTACATATTCCCGGGCCTGTTCTGCGCCTTGGCTGGAAGCTTCCGATACTGCCTGTTCTGCTTCTGCCGCATCCTGCTGCAGTTCATTCATGGCCATACCGGCCTGGTTACCATATTGTTCAACCGCGTCAGACCAGCTGTGAATTTCCGAAGCTGCATCTCCGAATACCGCAGCCATAGCTTTAGGGTCATAATTAAGGGATTCCGCGCTGGTCGGTGCTGAAACGGGCGCGGACTGGGCCGTATCAGATGCAGTATCCTGCATGGCATGGACACTTATGGCATCCATCTGTTCCTGCAGTGACTTTACATGCTTTGCAGATTCATCTGCGGCAGACCCAACAGACTCTACCGCATCCGATGCCTCCCCCGCGCTTTGGGCAGTTTCCGTTATTGCCTGCCCTGCTCCATTGAACCGGCTCAATATGTTAGATGATAGGCGGTTTACCGCACTCGTCAGCCTGTCCATTGCTTTTGACAATGTGGATATTCCTTCTTCAAATCCCTCTACGTTTATCTTTGTATCAAACTTAAGACTTCCATCAGCTGCCATGCCATCACCTCATTTCCGGACATAAAAATAAGACGCCCTTTTTAGCGCCTTAGCCCAGTAGATTATTCCAATAATCAATCTCCGCCTGATCCTCTTCGGTATACCGTTTCCGGATGTCGCAGAGTTTCTTGTTGTTGCGGTAAAACTCCTGTTCCCACTTCTCCAGCTTCTTACCCTTGGCCTTCTTCTGACGGATTCCCAGAACCGTAGAAAAAGCACCCTCTTCTATCTCCATGAAATATCCAGAAAAAGTCCACCAGTGGATGTATGGGGCCGCCCTGGTCTCCATACCGGCCACTTTGTTGATGGCAGGGAATAGGATGGGCTCATCCTGCTCCCAGTCCATGACCTTCTTAGCCGGTTTTTTGTCATCCTCTTCCTGTCCGCAGTCCACGAACCACTTGGCCTGCAGTATGGCTTCCTCCATGTGCTCTTGCGGTATCTGATAAAATCCATCCCGGTACAGGCGCTTCATGAGGATTTCCAGCTTCTCCGCCGCCGAAAGCTCCGGGTCGGAACAGGCAGCCAGGAAAACAAGTATGTTCCGGTAATCTGTTTCAATGGGATAGTCTGCCCCGCCCACATCAAGGCTGGTCGGTAACCGGCCAATCATTTCTCTATATCCTCCAGATACTTCCTGGACTTTTCCCGGTTCTTCCTGGTATACTCCTCGACAGCAGGCTTCATCAGCACAAGCAGGCCATCCAGTACACCTTCATACAGGTATTTCTGGCCAACAATGCATAAAGGGGATTGCCCTGCGAAAATCGTGTCATACACATCAGACAGGAAGATACCGTTGAACGCCTTACGCATTTCCTCGGAAAATTCAGCCACGTATGCGCCGCCCTTTTCCAAATCACTTTTAGGGGTCCCGTCCGGATTCAATTCAATCCCTTCCGGGGGACTGTAATTTTTAAAATGTTTCTGCACATCCAACACACGGTTGATGATTTCCGGGTCTGCCGGGTTGAACCGAATTATCCTGGATGGGTCGTCATTTACCGAAAAACTCTCATAGCCGTCATCAAATAACAGGCTCTTCATCTTCTTTGCCATCAGGTTTTACCTCCTCTTTGACTTCTGCCAGCGGCACAGCCGCCGCTGGCTCCGTTCTTCATGCATCTGCTGTAAACGTCTTTGTAGCAAGTACAAACTTACCCTTAACCCTGTTTCCAGTGTGGTGCACATTAAATGGAATCTGATACCCAGTGGTATCTCCGCCATAGCTGGACACTTCAATGATTGCATCTTCCTTATACGCCACATAGGTACCTTCCGCTGATTCAACTGGTTCCCAGAGATGTACCTCCACCACACTGGTCTTAAGGTCATCCAGCGTCTGCCGTTGGTCCACAATCCCCTGCAGGCGCTCAAACAATGGCTCCCCAATCTCAGCATAGTACGGGTCAGCGGATGCCTGGGGCTGGTAGCTGTCCAGGTTTACGGACGTCTCCCCCCATATGTTGTTCTTTGTCTCCACGTTGGCGTTCATCTCCACGATGTACTCCTCCAGGTCCTTCCCCAGACGGCTATAATCAGCCTTACTGGCGGATGGGAGGGCTGCATCGATATAATGCGCCATCCATTTCCTTTTAATCTTTCCAGCCGCAGGGATTGATTCCGCAAACAGCTGTAACTGCATTTTAAGCATGGTTATACCTCGCTTTCTATTTTGTAGGTCACCTGTATCTGTATCTGGTACAGGATTCCATCGTTAACTGTCTCTCCCATGGGCTGCATGGCCATTGCGTTGGATGTGATTGCTTTCAGGAACCTTGCTTCCAGCTCCTGTCCTCCGACAATGGCAGTAAGGCCACCCTCCTCAGGCAGCTGCTCCAGCCAATATCCCAGTTCCAAAAGGAAATTGCTGTTGGCCAGCCGGCAGTAATCCGTGAAGGATGGCGCCACGGCATACATGGCAAAGTTGTGACGCCGGGTCTGGTTCCCCAGCATGTCCTCCTTGACAAGGCTGTCCCCATTGCTGGACAGGCCATAACTGGAGCCCGGCGCCGTGAAATCCACATGGATATCTCCATCAACCAGAAACTCCGATATTTTGGGATACTCCGTCAGTTTCTGCCTCATAAAATCTATGATTGTCAATTACTTCCCTCCTCTATCTATCATGGCTTGTGCCGCCTGCAGGATATCATCCTTATGGTCGGCCTTCATGCGGTCAAACCACCTCTTGCCCCGCATAGGGGCGTCCGTATACTGCAATTCCCGGTTCGTAGGTTCTTTTATTACCCCTTTACGTGAATACCACTGCCCAAAATATTTCCCAGGGGTATTTGATATCCACCCGGCACAATTGTACTTTGGGTCAACATAGACAACTCCCTCGTGCAGATAATGCGCATAGGGCCCTGGGGTATCAATCTGACCGGAACCAATCACCGTAGCCTTGACCATCATATGCTCCAGCTCCCCTGCCTGTCTGCGCGGCATGTAGTCGCTCATATACCGCATGGCCTCTGAATCAACCAGCTTTTGCACTGGACCACTTTTCTGCAGCCCATGATTCCGCAGGACGGTTTCCTTGTCCCTTATGTTAAATTGCACTTTCACAACTACACCTCTTACCTGCAGGACAGTTCATAATGCTGCACCGACTCGCTGCCGTATAACCGCTCATCTACCGTGACCACTGTCAGGAATCCATGGGCTGCCTTAAGGGCCGCCAGGGACTTCGACATGGCCTCCTGGCTGCTGCAGTCTACCTCATCCTCAATGATACCCTTGACAGCCAGGTCCTTGCCCTGGGTCAGTTTTATGGTCCCAGCCAGGCTTTCCATAGGGATGACCAGAAGGACAGATGTGCCCTCCCGCTGGCCAGTCTTAAGATAGGTGGACTGCCTCACGTCCTCCCAGTACACACCCTCTATGGGCATCCTGGTGTACATCTCAGTCTTCCCATTCTTGCTGTACAAGTACAGCGTTACATCCGCATTGATATACATATCACACCCCCTGATAACACAGACCGGTATGAGCCAGCCATTTCATAACAATGCTGCGCTGTTCCCTGCTGATTGCCGTAGCAGATTCCTGGGCACTGACAAAACCGACTGAATATGTGCCAATCTTCTCCGACGTCTTCCCTCCGGATTCCTTCTGCTGCTTCTCCCTATGGTATTCGGATTCCGACAGTTCACAGCAGCACATCTGTACTTCCTCGGGAACATCTGACACACCTTTCAAGCGGTTGAATGTATACCGGTCAATGACCTGGCTGGCAGAACGTGCGTAAAAAAGGAAGCCAGCTGTGATGACCGGCTTCCTCCCCTTCAGGTAATCGTTGATATAGTACGTTTCGTCAGTGTATGCCCGCATCGCGCCCAGCCTCCTTACTGCTTAATCAAGGTTACATCCTTTGTCACTGCCTCAGCTGCCACAGTCACCGTCTCGGTAATCTGGCCGTATCCTGATTTCTTAATCTTCGCGGGGTATGTCCCTGCCCGCAGGTTAAACTCTGCCACACCGGACACGTCCGTTTTAACCCTGGAACCATTCACATCCACAATTGCCCCATCAATGGCTGCTGGTGTCTCGGCGTTGTCTTTAACTGTAAAGGTTATCTTCTGGGTTGTAACCGGGCTTGTAGGCTCCAGGTAAGCGAATGGACACCCTAAACGGTCTTCATCCATCCGGGTTGCCGGGTTCGGCAGTGCCCAGCCCATACGAAATACAATTCGCAGCGCCACCATGTCCTGCTGGGCCAGGTTGTACTCAATTTCCTTCGTTACCGGGTCCTGAATCACACCCTGGTCAAGAATCTTCACCGTCACGTCCTGACGGATGGAATACACCGCCTGTTTGAAATCACCGACAATCAGCTGTGCAATAGTGCTGTCATACGCTCCGTTCTGCGGGAAATACATCGGTGCCCCATCCAATGCATAATTTGTGGACCCCTGCATGTCGGACTTAAAGATGAGACTGCCATCAGTTGACCGGATGCCCCTCAGCTTTGCCCTCATGGTCATGGCGGCCAGGGCTCCGGTAGCCATGTAGCCATCTTCCTCCACCTTGGAGATGACACCGCCTTCGCCCAGAAGCAGATTATAATAATCCGGACTGGATCCCACAGCCACATTGTTTCCCGCCTGTCTGGCCAGCGTGATAATGTCATTCTGCCAGTTACGCGGGCGGTTCACGCCAAAGATGATGGCGCTATCCACGCGCTGTCCAATTGCCTCATTGACCCTCGGTGTGATCTCACCGAAAATATCAAACTCCGCATCATCCAGCACTGCCTCCGGAATCGGCACAATGACTGCCAGCTCTGCGGCCTCAATGAATACATTATCCCAGGCCTGCCTGGTGGTCTGTTTCATGCCGGTATCACCGTCCACCCAATATGCGGTGGGAAGGAAGTCAAGTACTCTCATTCGTGTCTGGTTGCTTGTCATGTTCGGCAGCTTCCGTGCCAGGGACATGAAAGTGGACTGCTTTGGCGCGTCCTGGAAAATGGTTGAAATAACCTGCTCACGGATAATGGCCTCCGCGTCGGCCCTGCTTGTAATACTTACTGGCATAATCTAAATCCTCCTTATTCTCTGCCCAAGATACTTCTTAAGGCATTATTTGCTTGTGTCCTTGTGTCATCTGTTTTCTCACCACCTGGCCCAGGAGTAGGCGCAACCACCCGGGGAATACCGACGTCCTGAAACAGATAGCCCTTATCCTTCTTAACAGCTTCCAAAGCAGCCTTGATATCTGATTCCTGGTTCTTGCTCCCCTTCAGATTCTCCACATCCAAGAAGGGCATAACTGCCTTGATGTCCCTGGGCTTAAACCCTTCTGCGGTAGTCTTCAGCAGATCGTTAAAATCCCGCTCCGCCAGCTGCTTCTGATACTCAGCGTCTTTATTGGCCAGGTCTGTAGTTAGGGTCTGTATCTTCCCCTGGAGCTCCGATATGTTGACGCCTTCAAAGCTCTTAAGGGTAGCCTGCGCCGTGCAAAGCTGGGTTTTGTATGTGTCCCTCTCCTGCTTAATCCCATTGATGTCTTTGCCATATTCAGCCATGACATAATCAATCTGTTCCTGGGTTAACCCCTTTGCCTGTAAATCCTCTGTCTTCATCTTCTTTTCCTTTCCTGCCCGTCCTTAGGTTATTTGTAGGTGTGTAACCATTCACCAACGGCTAACTGTTTTAGGTCTTATCATCTGACCGATTTTTAAACATAATAAAAGCACCTGACTAGTCAGATGCTTCGTTCTCCCATTTATATTTATAATCCTTACATATATCCTCCGGCGGCTTTTGAGCTAATACAATTTCTCTCGGTATGCCTTGTGGATATACTCTGCATTTCATACCCTTTTCACAGTATTCACATTTAAGGCATATAGGAATCACAATCACTGCTTTCGCCACCTTTCAATATGTTTTATAACTAATTGTTTAGCTTCATCCGGAACAGCTTCATTATTTCTCATTTTTACAAATGCTTCGGCCAGGGTTTCAAATCCATCCTTCATGGCATCCGAATATCCGGATACTCCTGGAACATATTGACTTTCCAATCGCTCTTTGAAGGCATTGTATCCAGAAATAGTTTTAAATTGTTGGCCTGCCATTACGTGGGTCATTTCATGGATAGCATGGTCCTTGATGGTGCGGCCGGCAAAATAACCAGTCTCATAACCAGCCTTCACAATCCTTCTAAAATCAGAGAAATTATAGCCTTTATTGATTACGAACTCAACTTCCCTTGACCCATGATTATCAACTACCCTTGTCAGGTATGGGGTGTCTGGGAATCTGTCACTCACATCCTGCACTAACGCTCGGTCAATCCGAAGGTCATATTCCCGTTTCATTTCATCTATTCCTGATTGAATTTCATCGACTATATCTGGGGTAATATTTTTTGCGTTCAAGGCTTCATTTGGAAGTCTTATCTCTTTTATTATATCAGCTTTGGCAGCCACCGCAACTATATCTTTTGATACCCTCAGCCGTTCCCGTTGCTGCCGTAGCCCCATTTCTTTTGAAAAATCCAGATAGGTCTTATTGGTCAGCCGCAACCGGCATCTAGCCGCCGTGACATCTTCCTTGTCTGCTCCGGCCTTTTCCAGGAGTTCCACATCCTGTTTCTGCTTTCGGATGGTACGCTCCAGGCGGCGCTGATGCTGCAACGCCGCATAGGTGTCATATTCCCGGCCTTTATATACCTTTTTCTCATTTTCCTTCTGGTTCTGCTCTGCCAGCCACTCATCCGTGTATTTGCGCTTGCTTATGCCCGGTATAAAGGCAAAGGCGATGTGATAACAGTTAATTCCTCCAAAGCCAAGCATCTGCCCTTTTCCGCAAACGGTCCGCATCTCCTCACTGCTATAGACCTTCCCCTGCCAGCTCTGGTGGTTCTGATAGCCTGTCCCAGTATTTCTGGCCCCCATGTGCCAGTCCACCTCGCAGTAGTCTGTCTGCAGTGCCTCCATGTTCTTCTCGTTGACCTTATCTGTCATCTGGGCCACGCCCGTCATCACCGCGCGCCTTGCTGCCACCTCAATCCGGTCAGACTTTCCAGATGCATAATCCACCGTCCGGATGCCGCTGGCCGTCATCTCGTCAATCACCTCACCGATAGCCTGGCTGTATGTCCTGGCGCCGGTGGTGATTCCCAGCATGGCCTTGTCCAGGCTGCGCTCCAGGTATTCTGATAGTGGCGTGAATACCTTCTTGCTGCCGCCCATCGGCACGTTGAAGCCCGTTGTCTGAGTGATGTTTTCCAGTGGCCGCAGGCCGTCCTTGGTCTGTCTCCTGGCAGCATCCACAATCTGCTGCAGCCATTGGTTGCCCTCATAGGGCTGGTAGCCCTTGCCAGCAGCCTCATAGATTGCCTTGTTGCGGATGCAGTCAGACTTGACCGCCTGTTCATAGATGTCATCCACCTGAAGGCCCGCCTTTCTGATGCCCTCACCTATCAGCTGTTTAATTCGCACCCGGCCTGCTCCAATGGCATCCATCCTCACCAACAGCCAGTCAATGACCGGAGTAACCCGTGCAGCCTCCTTGATGCGCTGTATAATCTCATCCATGATGGACAGCTCCAGAGCCGTCATGGTGCGCTCCAATGGTTTGGGCAGCTTCTCCAGCTCCTCTGGTGTCAATCACATCACCGCCTATTCTTCTGTCATTGCCGGTTCCGGCAGATTCTTGACCGCCTCTTCCAGTGTTTCCCCATAATACTTAGCCCGATACTCTTCTAATCTCATAACTCCCATCGCTACATCCTTGCGATCCTGCTCCCGCTCAGTCTCTGCGTCAACCATCACACTGTCATCCCAGTCAGATGACACTTCGCAATCATTGCCGGCCGGAACCAATCCATATAATGCCGACCAGAAACTCATAGCATACACCAGGTCTTCCAAGGCATCCTGCAGAGCCATTTGGGTGTCCGATACCATCACATAAGAGCGCTGCTTGCTGGTCTTAATCTCAGTGGCTGTCTTATCCACGCTCTGTGGGTCTGACAGGGTGCCATAGGCCAGGTTACAGTTGAACTCCACCAGCTTCAGCTGGTTATTAAATCCGTTAAACAAGGCTGTGTCCCTTATTTCTGGGCTGAAGGTGTCAATGAAAGGCTTATCCGCGGCGCCCGTATTGTATTCCACGTTTCGGTATAACCGTTCCTTACCTCCCGGATACTCAAACTTGTCTCGGTCCTGGTTGTACTTTAGCAGGGAGGTGGCAATATGGACAGCCAGCTGTGTCCCCTCATACTCCCAGCAGATGTTGGAATAGCGCCTGTCTGCCTCCCGGATCAGGTCCACGGCCCTGGAAAACACAGATACGCCCAGTGGGCTGTCGGAATCGTCCGCATTGGCCAACGGTACCTTAAAGTACCCAAACAGCAACCGGTCTGCCCCCTCAAGTAGCAGCTCCGGAACCAGCTCCGACCACCTGTCTATGGAGCTGACCACCACTTCGCTGCCAAGGCTGTAATCATTTGTGGCCACAAATGCACGGTTGGTAATATGTACCCGTTTTCCCTGCAGCGTGTGTACCTCCAGCCTGGTATATATCTTCTGACCCTTCCGGAACTGCTCTGTGAATACACACTGCGTAATCCGACCGGAACTATCGAAAGACAACGGGAAGAAACAATCAGCCTGTACAAACTGTACTTCAATACCCTGCTGGGTAATGTACGGCTTCATCACCAGGCCGCCTTTAGCACATCCGTATTCGACATACCGGCGCAAATCCTTGATCACCTTACGCTGATATTGCTCATTTAGGTAATCCGCCGCCGTTCCACCTGTCACCTCAGATTTAAGCTCCAACGTCACCAGGCGCGCAATCTCTGAGGCAATGGCCGGCGCTAAGTTCGCACTGAGCACGTCCTTGTTATTCACCCAGGGGGACCGGTTCTCATACATCCGGGTCCACAACTCTATCTGGTTCGCCATCTGGGATGTCAGGCACACATCCACCTGCGTGTCCGCATCCTTATTCAGGACATTCGTGATTAAGTCCAGCATCTTTGTGAATCTCATCGTCCCCTCACCTCCTATCCATACTTTATGAGCCTGCTAATCTGCCGTTCAAACGTATACTCAAAGCTGTCCAGGCTGTCAATATCGCTTGTGCCATCATCTAACCGGACATTCTTCGTCAATTCCTTTGGGTCCCACACGGCTGTGCTCAGGGCATCCACAAGGCTCTGACACTCTCCCTGGACATAATAAAAACGCCCCTGTGCCATCAGTATGGCGGTGGCGTTAATCCTGTCATTAATTTCAGTCTTCAGTGCATTTTCTACACGTACCCATCCAAGTCCATGTTTACGCAAGCTGCTCCGGATGCCAGCTATCAGCGTCTGCTCTGCGCTGTCTGCATACACTGTTGTAATGTACCCGTACCTGCTGATAATCTTCTGGCAGAAGTTACAGAACATGGTCCCCAGCATTTCTGGGTCAATCTCTATCTGATTCCCCTTCTCGTCCTTGCAGCCAATCCATTCTGATGCCAGGACAACCACGTTATGGTATCCCCTGGTGATGGCTGTGGCCGTGAAGGCATGGCCGGAACCACTGCCGCCAAAATCAATCCCCAGAATAATTTCCATGATGTCTTTAGGTTTATCTGTCAGGCGGAACGTGTACTGCTTGGTACTCGTATCATCAGCAAACCGGCGATAGATAAGGCCGTTGGCCACCACGCGCATTCCCTTGATGTCCCGGAGGTACCAGATACTGTTCTTATCATACCGGCTTTCTACCTCCCGCAGACGCTCTGGGGTGATGTTGATGTTGTCGTAGATGGTGCAGTGCATATAGTTGTATCCGCCCGGGAAGTCCCCTGCATCTGCCTGCCTTTGATACTTGTCTATATACTCCGCATAGATGGGTGCTCTTGGGTTATCCGGATTCAGGTCCCAGAACACCTTCAGGCGCTGGGCTGCCAGCTGACGGTTGAATGCCTCCTTGATGGTATTGTCATGATGCAGGTTAATCTCAGTTGCAATCCACATGCCGTAGGAGTTACCACGAATCTTTTTATAGCTGTCTTCTTTGGCAGCTCCCGCAAATATGATAATCTTCTGCTTCCACCGGGTATCCGGTCCCTTGATATACAGAGCCTCATTGTCTTTATACTTCCCCCAGTGGCATTGACCACGGAATATCCATTCAAGGCCATAGCCATTGGCGTCACCGATGTTAAGCTTGGCGTTGGCCATCGTGGATCCAGTGGCCAGGTGGATCCGGTCTGGTGTGGTTTTTAATTCATGGGCGAAGGCAAACACGTTATCCACTGTCTTGCCGGCACGGACCGCACCTTCCGCCACGTTATACATACAGGCTTCGCACCTGCGTATATAATCCTTGTGCTTTTCGGAAAAGTTAAACGGGATGGTCTTTTTCCTGACAAACCTATTTACCGCTGCCATAGATATCCCCCTCTATCTCCTCCATGTCCTCCAGCTCCTGGTTGTTCCCGGTTAGCTTATCCGTCTGCGCCCGGAGCTGTGCAATCCGCGCCTTCTGCTCCTCACTGGCCAGCTCCCAGTTTTTATGTAGCAGCTCATCATACTGTTTGATAAGACCCTCCAGCGTTTTCTGGGCTCTGGCCTGCGCCTGCAGGAAATTTCCCTGCTTGTCCCAGGCCTGCTGTACCTCCCAGCGCTCCTCTGTGACCGTCTCCCCATCCTTATGGCCTATCTTAGTGATGGTTACATCCTTCTGGTCCCTCACATACATGATGGACTGCGCCCGGATAATGGCGGCATAGGCTATCTGCACCTGGTCCCATAGGATGTCCAGCGGGTCCGTGGGCATCTCCTGGATAATGGAAACGGTCTCCTCAGGCAAGTACTTGCTGAAGAAACCGTATTTTTCTGCGTTCTTATTCTGTTTTGGAGCCCCATGGCCAACAGCATTTTGATTACCCGCAGGAGCTCCTTTATGATTAGTAACGTTACCTTTCGCATTTGGTAACGTTACTTTATCCCACTTGTCTTGATTTTTCCATTTACGAATCTGTTCTTCTGATACCTGCAACTCGGCAGCTATGTCTTTCAACTGACGTTTTTGCCCACTGTCCAGCCATAGCTGCAGCGCTTTGTCCCTGTTAGGGCTCCTGGGTCTTGGCATAATCACCACCTCTTGTCATGGCATAATAAAAGCACCTGCAGGTATCAGCAGATGCAAAAAATCTTATAAAATATCTATATTCCTCTTGACTAGCACGCAAATACGTGCTATAATTATATTATCAAAAGAAAGGAGGAACGCAAATGAATGAATCGGCCAGCGAGATAATCAAAGACCTCTCAGAAGCACTACTCGCAATCGTCACCGCCATCTGCCTGATAGTAAAGACGAAACGAGATAGTAAATCCAAAAGGTCTAAGAAAAAGCGAAAGTAAGGTTTGGGGCTTCGGCCCCTTCCTTCTTCACATATAGTATACCACATTCATTTGCTGAAATAAACATGAAACTTTACCGTACAATATTGATAGTACTCACTGTACTTTTCCTCTATGAAGGGTTCAATGGTGAATTTGCCGCGCCAACCCTGTTTGATTGGATTAAGTGGGCTGCATGGCTTTTCTGCTCCATCACCTACGTCATATGCTCCAGGAGGAACAAACGATGCGATTAAAGGAAATACGAACTGAAAAAGGGTTATCTGTCCCAAAACTTGTTGAACTGTCCGGCGTTCCCCGTCGTACCATCCAGGACCTGGAGGCCCGGGGAGACGGCAGGGTATCAACGGCAATCAAACTGGCGGATGCTCTGGGCGTCACGCTGGATGAACTCTGCAGGGATGAGGCGGCCGAATAGGCCGTCTTTCCTTTGTTTGTTTTGGGGTATGGGAAAGGGCCACCCGGAAGAGGCCCCTAATCATCGCCTTTTATATGATAAATTATGGCTTTTCTTCCTCATCTATCATTTCAAGAACTCTTGTCACAGCATATATATTGAACAGTTGAAAAATTGTAGAAACGAAACTAACTGTCCTCCACAGTATTATTCCAATAAAAATAAAATAAACCGCAATTAAACTTACTGCAATCACATTATTTACTATCATGTTTAAAAATAATGTAAAACTGTCAGGCAAACAAAACATCACTATTTTCATAATCAATGTTACAATTATCGCAATAACATACAATAGCATTAAATATACAAAATTCTCATTGATATCTTGTAATCTACTCTTTTCTCCTCCGTCACATACTTTTGTGTCTTTTAGAAGTTGAAGTAACATCTGTTTATTCATAAAGGCTTGTAGCAAGGAATATCCAGTGAAAATTACTCCGAAAAGTGCTAGTGAAACATTTAAAATAGCATCTATACTTTCTCTGAAAATAGTGACTGTTTCTTTATGAATTCCGACTATGGAACCGAGGATACAACATATAACTACTAATATCCATCGTGATTTCCTATTCTTCTTTTCAACTTTAAGAGCTTTGATTGCTTTAAAAAGTAACTTTTCAGAAGGTTCAGATTGAAGTAATTGTTCAATATTATCAAGATTTAAATTATCCATAATCATCCCCCTCCCAATTCCACAAATCTTACAAAAACACATCCACATCTTCTCTTCGTAACCACAGTATAGAACAAATGTTCGATTCTGTCAAATTAGAATATTTAATGAGTATAAGCTACTCATAATAAAAGGACACCCTATCTCTAGGATGCCCTAATCGTATCTGGAAAACATCATGGGGGATAAAACCAGATACCTCACCGCTTGCATACCCTGCGGCATTGTCCCGTAATGTACGGGTCTGTCTTATGAGGGATTACACAATACCGGTTAGTCAGCCGCCAGGGTGTGACACCTGGCGGCCGTTATTTGTGAGGAGGATGCTTCCGCCCTCTGGCTTCCGCATGATAGCATATTAGCACTTCTCAAGCGAACATGGCCGAACATTTTTAAATTTCTTCAAAAAATCTATTATTTCTTACCCGGCAGCTGTCCTCCGTAAACTTAACCCGCCTCTTTGGGAACATCCGGTTCATGGCTTGTGCCACCTTCCACCAAGGCAGGCCATCTATGTAATACAGACGGAACATGGTCCGCACCTCGCTCTTTGGTATACCCTGTATATATTCCTCCGCCTGGCAGGTCAGCTCCAGCAGTTCCGCCTCCTTACGCGCCAGAAGCTGCCTGTACCGCTCCCTCAGCCGCTGCTTCCGATAATGCTCCGGCACGGGGTATCCCGTGACCTTAATGCTTCCTATCGTCCCATCCCGCCTTGTCCCCTTCACCGTATCTGATACCTGGTGCGGCTCCTCCAGGAACCTGTCCAGCTTCTGAATCCGTCGCCTTATGTCCTTTATCTCCTCTTTCATCTCGCAATACTGTATCAGCACCTCCTTGTCCATCGGCATCACCTCCTCTTCCGCTTATCCCTAGATACCACAATCGGTATCCTGCCCAAATCGTGCCCGCATCCCTTCAATACTTGCGTCACCCTGTCCCATTCATCGGCCAGTTCTGGCGCGTTCCCATCCTCCGCCCTGACAAAGGTATATCGCTTTTGGTATAGGATACCCACATCACTGTAATGCTCTATCTGCTGCCGGTGCCGGATGCCCAGCATTACCATCAGTTCCGCTGCTCTGTACCGGCCGTCGTATTGGCCACAATCATACAGGTCGTAGTACACAGGTTTTGATGCCACGTACAATCACTCCCTTCGGCGGCTCCCGCAGCTCCGGAACCGGGCGCAGGCTGGTGTACATATAGGCCGGCGCCGTCCGGATGCGCTCCTTGATGGCCTCGTCGGCCTGGGCGGCCAGGGCCTTGCTGCGGTCGATGCGGCTGACCTTGGACTGCTTACTGCCTTTCTTTATCATAAACATCCTCCACCCATTCCAGTGGTTCTCCACAATCTTGACAATAGTCTTGCCCCATCTCAACCTTGCCGGCACAGTTAGGACACTCATACATAATGCCATGTTCCATTTCAAGCTTTATTTTAGCCATCCTTCTTGTCCTTTCAAAATCACACAAATGTCAGTTTTCCTTATTTTTGTGTGGAAATTTTACCTTATACGGACATCCCTGTATCCCGTCTCTTTGGCAGTCGATTTCTTTCTTTGATATAACCTCCGACTGTAAAACGCAAGACGTACAAGTCTTATTTTTAAAACAATTATTGCAGTCACATATTTTTGTACACATCTGTTTCACCTCACAAATCCTAATCTACTGCCCTGTAGATAAAGGGCAAATACAAAAGTCCCATAATGTCGTCAACTACCCTCGGCTGTATCTGGTGGTATATTAATAGCTCCAAACCTTGCCATACTAAAGCAAGCACTATGTACCACCAGCATGTTTTTAATATCTTATCCACTGCCAGTTCCTCCGTTTAGTAAATATTAATTTTATCTGCTACTATCCTGCTCGCGGAAACTGTTGCAGAAAAATACTTCATGGATTCTTTCGTGCGTGATCGTCTCGCACTCACGGCAGTTATACCGTTCGCAGTTTATAACTGCACAATCTCTACATAGACACATATCCTCTGTTTGTTTACTGCACTTTGCCATTCCTTTCTCCTTAAAACCTTAATTTTCCAACATCGGCAGCATTGCTGGCATCTGCCCCGTCTGGTATGCCATCTCAATCTGCGGTGCAATCCATTCTCCAGCCGTCCGTCCATCTGGCAATACAATATCGTACAAAAACTCCCGCTCCACCGTGCTGATACCAGCCTCCACCGCCTCCAGCTTAGCCTTGACAATTAAATACAGTGCCCTCCAACGGCTTCGGCAGGCTTGCTCCCATGCAGTATGCGCCGCATCATCCGCCCGGCGTTGCCCTCGGCCCGGAGTATACCAAAATTCTTTCGCTGACTTGTCTGGGAGAGGAAGCAGAAATCGAATCTGCCGCCCGGACATTGTAAATCCGATAACCGCCATATTAGCTTTGTATCCGCTCACAAACTGTTCTGCTCCGTGTGTTTGAACAAGCTCTTCTATATTTGCCTTCGTCCGTGCCACGGATACCGTAGTTTTTTCAGCATATGCCATCTTGTACCTCCTTCTCTATCAAATGTTAATTTAAATCATTTCATGATAAATCCATATTCTGTTACGATTTCTTCGCAATTTGCCTTGCACACTGTGCAATCTGAATGATATGAACAGTCCATAACACAAGGTTTCCCTTGCGGTCCTTCTATTGTGCACTCTCCGTTCTTATTAAGTTCTTGGCATACAAAATTGCCGCATCTGATTCCTGCATTTTTCATGACGCACCTCCGTCAAATTTGAAATCTACCCTATCAAGGGCAATGCGATAGTTTACAGTATCTTTTTCTATCCCTATGTACTCCCGGCCCAGCTCCTGGCAGGCCACACCTGTTGTATTGCTCCCCATGCAGCTATCTAAAACCGTATCCCCAGAATTGGTGTATGTGCGGATAAAATACTTACATGCCTCTAATGGTTTTTGGGTCGGATGCAGCCTCTCACGCTGTGTATCCCATTTAAACCGCAAAACATCGCGAGGATAACGCTCCGTGCTCCCTCCTCCTGATATGCCAGTTCGTGTCTTACCATAATTGCTGCCATCGCTTACATGCTTGGTATAGCTGTGTACTGGACTATGTCCGGTTGTTATCTGCGGATTATAAGTGGGTAGGTGCTTATAAAATATCAGTACATTTTCATGGCACTTCATCGGCATTTTAGCAGCATTCAGATGTCCAGTACCCTTTGTTTTTTCAATAATCCATTCATACCTGTACATTTTCAGGTTACTGCAGGCCAGCACCTTATCAAATGGGGACTGTGCCCAAAGAGCTATACACCCGTTGTCTTTAATAATCCGGCCGTAATGTTCCCATAAGCGTTTTAGGTCAATCATGCAATCCCAGCCATTGCGGGTTGTCCCATAGGGTAAATCTGTAAAAATCATATCTATGGATTTATCTTGTATGCCCGGAAGAATGTCCAGGCAATCTCCTAAAAATAATTCCATGCGTTCAAGGGGCCGCTGCAGCTTTCATCCGTATAGCCCGTC